ACAGCCTTTTAAAAGTTATAGGCAGAAAGGACATTTCTATGGCAGTTACAGGCAAAATTGACCGTAAATATATGGCTCATTACATTGATGCAGGTTCCCTCTGTGGAGGACTAACATCGAAATATGAGCGTCTTGGAAAGGATTTGGAAGAGTACAATGTAGAACTCAATCCAGATACTGAAACATCTAAAAACATTCTCGGAGAATCCACATTTAAGCATAACGGTTATGAAGTTTCTTCTGACGCGGATCCATTCTATGCAGACACTAATTCTGATCTGTTTACAGCATTACAGAAGATCGTAGATGGACGTCTCAAAGACGATAACCTCAAGACAAAAGCAGTTGAGGTTCATCTCTGGACAGAAGCCACAGCAGGCAAGTATGAAGCATATCAGCAGGACTGCTACGTTGTGCCGACTTCCTACGGCGGTGATACATCTGGATATCAGATTCCGTTTACCGTCAATTATACCGGCGAACGTGTAAAAGGAAAGTTTGATATCAGTTCCGGCACATTTACAGCTGACAGCGAATAATTTTTTTTAGGAGGGCATAGAAAATGGCAAAAACAATTAATACAAACATTGATGATGGATTTCTTCTTTTCACATTCACGAACAAGCAGGGTGAAGTGTTCTCTTCATTCAAACTGAATCCTACCGACATCAACATTGCAGCAAGAGCGGAAGAATTGGAAACTTTCTTTGAACAGGCTCAGGAATCTGTTAAAAATGTCTCTTCCGGCAAAGAGATGGCGGAGATTAATAAGCAGATCGAGGACAAAATCAATTATATGCTCGGATACGAAGCATCTAAGGATTTATTCAAAGAACCAATTACCGCAACAACTGTTTTTGGAAATGGTCAGGTGTTTGCCTATATCGTTCTGGACAAAATCAATGAAGCACTTACTCCGGAAATTGAAAAGAGAAAGAAAAAAATGCAGGAAGTAGTCAATAAGTACACGGAGAAGTATACAAAATGACCGCCTATGAGTTGCCCACCTCACTAAATATCAGTGGGGTGGATTTTTCTATCAGAACGGATTTTCGAGTAATTATTGATATTCTGGTTGCCATGAATGACCCAGAATTGGACGAACAGGCGAAAGCTGTTGTTATGTTACAGATTTTGTTTGAGGACTGGCAAAGCATACCCCTGGAACATCTTACAGAAGCTTGTCAGAAAGCTTGCGAGTTTATTGATTGTGGTCAATTCGATGATAGCCCGAACAAGTCCAAACCCCGTTTGATGGACTGGGAACAGGATGGAGATATGATCGTGCCGGCTGTAAACAAGGTTGCTGGTAAAGAAATCAGATCAGTACCTTATATGCACTGGTGGACGTTTTTTGGATACTTTATGGAATCTGGCGAGTGCCTGTTCAACACCGTAGTTGGAATCCGGTCAAAAAAAGCAAAGGGCGAAAAGTTCGATAAATGGGAAAAGAAATTCTATCAAGAGAATAAAAACATAATTGACATAAAAACACGTCTCAGCGACGAGGAGCAAGCTTATAAAGATAAGCTGAATGAGATGTTGAACCTCAAATAGTTAGGAGGTGGACACATGGCTGCTGATGGCTCAGTCATTATTGATACTAGGATGGACACATCAGGTGTGCAAAACGGCGTATCAGCAATCAGGCAGTCTTTTAACGGACTTGGCAGCGTAGTAAAAAAAATAGGCATACTGATTGGCGGAGCATTCGCAATTGGGAAACTGGCCCAGTTTGGGAAAGAGTGCGTAGAACTTGGTTCTAATCTGACAGAAGTCCAGAACGTGGTTGATGTTACATTTACCACAATGTCGGATAAGGTCAATGAATTTGCAAAGAATGCCATGACCTCGGCCGGATTATCTGAAACAATGGCGAAACAGTATGTCGGAACGTTCGGAGCAATGTCTAAGTCGTTCGGATTCTCAGAAGCGCAGGCTTACGACATGTCAACGGCTCTGACACAGTTAACTGGCGATGTGGCATCATTTTATAATATCAGTCAGGACTTAGCCTATATCAAACTGAAATCAGTGTTTACAGGTGAAACGGAAACACTCAAGGACCTCGGTGTGGTAATGACCCAGTCGGCGCTTGACCAGTTCGCGCTGGCAAATGGCTATGGTAAAACCACATCCGCCATGACTGAACAGGAGAAAGTGGCTCTTCGCTTGGCTTTTGTACAGAAACAGTTATCGGCTGCATCTGGTGATTTCGTCCGAACATCTGGCAGCTGGGCGAACCAGGTAAGAGTAATGCAGTTACAGCTGCAATCTCTCAAGGCGACAGTTGGACAGGGATTAATCAATCTCTTCACTCCTGTTCTGAAAGTTATTAATATCTTGCTCGGTAAGTTAGCAACTCTGGCAAATGCCTTCAAGTCATTTACGGAATTAATCACCGGAAAGAAATCATCTGGTCAGACAGGCGCGAGCGGCGCAGGTCTTGTCGGAACAGATGCAATGGCTGACACAGCCGACCAATATGGAAATGCTGCCGATAATGCCGAAAAGCTGGCGGATGCAACAAATGATACAGCGGACGCAACCAAGAAAGCTACTAAGGCGGCAAAAGGATATCTTAGTCCTCTCGACGAAATAAATAATTACTCAACGGATAAAAGTGCAGATTCATCGCCAAAAGTACCGGGCGTAACCGGTGGACTTGCAGATCAGATGAAAGATGCTGTACAAAATGTTGATTACGGAAAAATGGCAGAGGGTGAGACAGTCCTTGACGAAATTAGCAAATCAGCTGAAAAGCTCGCGAAGCTCCTTAAAAAGCTCTGGAAGCCATTTCAGGACGCTTGGAAAAAAGAGGGTAAGAATACTATTGATGCGGCACAGATTGCTCTATCTGGAATTGCGAAGCTTGCTAAGAGTGTAGGCAGGAGTCTCATGGAAGTCTGGACAAACGGTACAGGTACGACAATGCTTACAACCATGCTAAGGATTGCTCAGAACGTGCTTAAAACTATTGGGAATATTGCATCCGGTTTTGCCGACGCGTGGAATAAGAACAATGTCGGAACGCAGATTATACAGAACATCGCAGATGCTCTTGTGGTGGTTATGCAGTTCATTGAGAGGATTGCCGCAGATACGGCAACGTGGGCGGCAAACTTAGATTTCTATCCGCTGTTAGAATCTATCAGTAATCTGACAAGTGCATTTGCACCAATTCTGGAATCCATTGGAAATGTTCTTGAATGGATTTACAATAACATCGTTCTTCCGATGTTGAAATGGGTTATTGAGGTAGGACTTCCGACAGTGATTAATTTAGTCGCAAAAGTAGCAACTTTTCTTGCTGATCATCAGTCGATTGTTGAAGCGTTCGGCGCAGCCCTAATCGGAGCGTTCGCGGCAGCAAAGATTGCAGAATTAGCATCGGGAGTTATCAAAAGTGTATCTGGAATAGCTACAGCCGCAAAAGGACTTATCGCGTTAATGACTGGCACTGGCGGGATCATGGGTGGAATCAAGGCCATTGCGACAGCAATCGGCACTGGCGGGATTTTCGCGATCGCAGTCGGTGCTGCTATAGCAATCGGAGTTTTGCTGTACAAAAACTGGGATGAAATATGCGCGGCAGCAACAAAATTAAAAGACTGGGTTGTTGAAAAGACTCGCGCATTGTCAGAATCAGTGACACGTACATTAAGCAATTTAAAACAAAAAATAATTAACGTTTGGAATATTATTAAAACGTCAACATCTACTACTTGGAACTCAATCAAAACGAAAGTTTCTGGATTATGGAACACTCTTAAAACCACGGCAAAAACAGTATTCGATGCAATTAAAACTAAAATTACAGGTATATGGGATAGCATAAAGAGTAAGACAACTCAGACATGGAACAATGTCACAAGTTTTATTTCTGATAAAGTCGAAGCAATAAAAACTGCTATTACTGATAAATTTAACGCCGCCAGAGATGCAGTAAAATCTGCGTTTGAAAGAATCGTGGACTTTATTAAAAAACCAATTAATAAAGCAATCAGCATTGTTAATAGCGCAGTCGGAATGATTAATAGTGCGATTGGTGGAATTGAATCAGCTTTCTCTTTCGGGCCTTGGTCTGTCCCAACACCATTCGGCACGAAAACCATTGGATTTCAAGCAACGTTCCCACGTGTCAGTACTATACCTTATCTGGCCAGTGGCGCAGTTATACCACCACGAGGTGAATTCCTTGCGGTATTAGGCGACCAGAAAAAAGGCAATAACTTGGAAGCGCCGGAAAGCCTGTTACGGCAGATCGTCCGGGAAGAGTCGGGAAAAGGGCAGGGAAATGGAAATACTTACAATGTTACAGTTAATGCATCTGGCAGAAAATTGTTAGATATTATTATCAGTGAAGCTGAAATGAGAAGAAACCGGAATGGGAAGAACCCATTTGAGTTAGCGTAAGGAGAAAAAAATGGCGCAGGAACAGTTTAAAATAGACAACGTTGTTATAAGAGCACCGGACAGTTACAAGCCGGTGTTCGCAACTACTTCTACAGAGGACTCCAAAAGAAGTCAAGATTTGATTATGCATAACGCACCAATGGGAACAATTGGCGGGTATGATATGGAATGGGGAGAATTGACATGGAGTGAAATTGCAACAATATTGAATTCTATACTCAACAAAAGTCAATTCACATTTCACCACAAAGACCCAACTATACCGGGAAGATGGGTAGACAGAACATTCTATGCATCAAACTTCAATATGGCTGCGCAAACTCTGAAAGACGGGGAAGAAAAGTGGACGGATTTGTCTATTAATGTAAGGAGGATTGAGCCGATTTGATAAATGTATCTACTCAGTTGAAGAAAGAATCTATTACAAATAGAAATTATTACGTGACAGCAAATGTTACATTGTCAGACGGCACTACTCTCAAATTAGGCAAAAAAGATTTTTACTTGTCTGGAAATAGTCTTGTAGATTCAGCGGACTCTGGGGACTTCCCAGTGGGTGTAGCAATCGAAAAAACGGCAAGCTTATCATTGGTAAATGATGACGGACACTTTGACGGATATAATTTCAATGCTGCAAGGTTTGTCATCTTTCTCAATGTGCAGTTATCCGACAGGATAGAAACTATTAAAAGAGGCACTTACATTGTATCGAAAAAGCCTGCAACAGCGAGTGAAATAATTCTTTCTCTCTTAGATAAAATGCACAATGCTGATAAGACATATGATTCTAATTTATCTTTTCCTTGCACTGTCAAAGAGCTACTTTCAGAATGTTGTCAGCAGTGCAATATTGCGCTTGGCGATACGACGTTCCCGAATTCGAATTTTCAGATTCAACAGCCACCATCTAGCACAACGTATCGTACAGTGATTGGAATGTGTGCCGGGATAGCCGGTGGAAATGCAAGAATTGATGAAAATGACTTACTCAGGATTATTACGTTTGATAAGACATTTACCAACGCAACTATTTACGATGGTGGAACAGTAAAGAACTGGACAAATGGTGATAATCTGGATGGTGGCGCGCTTAATCCATGGACAACAGGTACTGTGGTTGATGGTGGTACATTAAGCAATAATGATTATCACGCGTTATTTTCAATTCAGAATCTGCAATATGACGTAGATGACATCATTGTAACAGGCGTCAAATATGTAGAAGATGAGACCGAATATATGTCGGGTCAGGACGAATATGTAATTACTATTAATAATCAGCTATTGTCAGGAAATGCACAAGCAGGAGTCGAAGCTATTGGAAATCAATTAATCGGTTTACGAATGCGTCCTTTCTCATGTGACGGAATTGCCAACGGATACGCCGCTTTTGGCGATCCAGTCGAATTTATTGATACTAAGAATCGTATTTTTAGATCATTTGCGACAGATATAGAATTCGTGTTTGGCGGTGCAACATCATGGAGCTGTAGCGCAAAGAGTGCCGAAGAAGATGCAAGCGAGTTTATTGGTGAGCAGCAGGCAGCGGTAGAACAAGCAAAAAAAGACACAGTGAAAAAGTTATCTGCATATGACGTAAAGCTTAAGCAGATGAACGAGCTTGCAGCTAACACCCTTGGGTTCTATTATACAGAAGAAGTTCAGACAGACGGCTCGACGATTTCATATCGTCACGATAAGCCTACACTTGCTGATTCTAAAGTAATCTATAAGACAAGTGCTGATGGATTCTTCTTGTCAGTGGACGGAGGTCAGACTTGGAAGGCCGGATTCGACAGTAATGGCGATGCTGTTCTGAATATTCTTTACGCTATTGGCATTCAATCAGAATGGATTAACACGAGAGGTTTTACAGCAAAAGACAATAATGGGAATACGACATTAAGAATAGATGCCAACACAGGTGCTGTCACATTAGAGGTTGAAAACTTTACACTGAAAAGTAGAACTATTGAACAGATTGCCAAGGACGTTGTGGATGGGTCAGTTCGTAATGTGACTATCCCGAACTATTATGGCACGTATACACCAACATTGCAGAATTATCCGGCATCTGAGTGGAAAAGTGAAGAATATGAAAAGTATGACGGCTCGATTTTCATGAATTTCTCTACAAGTCAGGTATATATGTTTTCTGGGGCTGATGGTACTTGGCGGGAACTGGATGCTGAAAAAATTGTCAATTTTGAAAGAGTTTTTAACGCTTTAACGGATAACGGTAAGCAAGAGGGAATTTATATGCAGAACGGACATCTGTATATAAATGCTTCCTATATTAAGTCCGGCCAGATTTCAGCTGATTTAATTAGCTTGAAAAACATTAATGTTACAAACAGTTCTGGAACATCAACATTTGCGATTGATAACTACGGAAATGTTACGCTCAGACCTAATACATTCGTGTTAGCAAACGGCGACACAATATATAGTGTTGCTGAAAATAAAGCTTCGACAGCGTTATCGAATGCGAATCGCTATACAGACAAGGCACTTAGTAATCTCGACATAGGAAAAATGTCCAAGCAAGAGATTATTAATGTGCTAAGCGATAACAGCAGCAATAAAGGCCTGTATCTATCAAATGGCAATGTGTACATGAATGCCGATTATATTAACACAGGCGAATTAGCAGGATGGAAAGTTGGAATTAAAAAGCTTTCAGCAAGTGGCACGTATGGAGAAGTAATACTAGATGCTTCAACTGGAGAGATCTATTCAGAGACGAATACAGGAATATATGTACCGGGGTACGGGACATTGTATGGAACGCGTATTAGAGGAATCAATCTTTATACAGGAACCGTACATGCAAGTTCAGCCTCGGTTAATACCAGTGTTTCAGCTGGCAGTGTTTCGGCTGACAGTGTTTCAGCATCAAAGAAAGTTACAGCAGGTACACATATAGAAGCCAGTGGTCATTTCTACAGTGTAGGTACGGGGACAGACCTTGCAGATGCTTCTATCAGAGGGAAGCTGAAAGTAAACGGGACAAAATCAAGATCAGTTTCGACGGTAGACTATGATGAACAGCTCTTTTACTGCTATGAAATGCCAACCCCATTCTTTGGAGATATCGGCGAATCTGTAATATCGGATGACGGGATTTGCATGATTGACATAGATGATATCTTTCAGGAATCTGCGAATGTCGGCATTAAATATTATGTGTTCTTGCAAAGAGAAGGAGAGGGTGACTGCTGGATAGCTGAGAAAGAGCAGGATTATTTTGTTGTAAAAGGAACTCCGGGACTTAAATTTTCGTTCGAAATCAAAGCAAGACAAGCTGAATATGAGCATATGCGATTTACTGACCCGGGAGATACGGCTTATACAGACGCAAGAGATATAGAAATCCCGGAACCAAATTATGAGTCAGAAGAAACAGAGGTCTCGGAACCAGATTATGAATCAGAGCTTATTAACGACAGATTAAACATTATCAATCAAATGGAGGTAATATCATGAAGAAGATTTTAACAAGTTTTATGAATCTTAGCACTGGAGAAGGAAGTCGAATTGCATATACATATTCAGAAGTAGATGAGAATACAGGAAGTATTATCAGTCAGAATAATAAAGGTAATTTCCTTGTGATGAATGACGATGTGCAGAAAAATCTTGATTCCGTAAAGGATTACATAAAAAATAATTTCCTTTCATAAGGAGGTAAGTCTAATATGGCCGATACATATACAATACAATTCCGACGGGGTATGTACGCCGATTTTGATACATCGAAAATTCGTCCCGGAGAGCCCGTTGCGATTCTTGGCAATGACCCGTCTGTTCCATCTGGTAAAGCCTTATACATTGCATTTGCAGCTAATGATGTAAGGCGCTTGTGCTCCATTGAGGATATTTCAGAGATGGTTAATGCCGGAGAATTTGTTGGTCCGCAAGGCCCCAAAGGTGAAAAAGGAGATATTGGTCCGCAAGGCCCAGTGGGACCGCAAGGACCAAAAGGCGATCCAGGACCGCAAGGAGAAAAAGGAAGTGATGCGACTGTCCCGGTTGCTACAATTGAAACTCTTGGTAAGGTTAAGCCTGACGGCAAGACAATATTCATAGACGAAGACGGAACGCTCCACGCAAAAGGCGGTGGTATAACCGTCACTCCAAAGCCCGTAAATAACCCGACAATCGAAAATGCAAATGAATCAGTTATAATCAAATGGCAAGACCCAGAGAATACTGTGATTAGTGGCTCAACGTTCTCCACATGGGCTGGTACTAAACTTGTGATGAGCGAAACGGGCTATCCTGCAAATCCAGATGATGGAACGCTTGTGGTTGATAATACAACGAGAGATAAATACAAAATCACAGGCTATACCGTCACAGGACTGACAAACGGTAAAAAATATTATTTCGCACTGTTTCCATACAGCACTGATGATGTATATAACTATGATGCAGGAAACAGACTTCTCGGAGAGCCAGATGGAGTAAAAATTGTCACATTCGCTGATGGAACGGATGATGAAATCGCAAAAATGATTGAAGCGCATTACGCAGGAAAGATTAACATTGGCGACTATTGGGCGGTTGGCGACAAGAGAACCATTCATCACAATGCCATGGATGCAACGGGCGTAAGTGAGTCACACAAAGCGAATGATTATGTCTATGTAATTATCGGAATTGAACATGATGATTTAGTGACTGCTATAAACGGCAAGACCAAAGCCGCCATTACAATCCAGACAGACCGTATGTTGTATTTGGACACTACAACAGAATATAACAGCTCTTGTGATGCAGCACATGAATGTGGTTATATGAACAGTTCAGACACAAGCAGTGGTGGTTGGGAAGGCTGTGCAAGACGCACATGGTGCAACAATGTGTATAAGAAATGTTTGCCTACCTATATCCAGAATATGATGAAACAGGTTAAGAAATTGACATCAGCAGGTAGCCAAAGCAATACGATTAAGACTTCTAATGACTATGCGTTTTTGCTTTCTGAAATTGAGATTTTTGGCAGCGTAAAGCATTCTTTCGCAGGTGAAGGGAAGCAGTATCAGTATTTTAAGAATGCTACCGCTAACAGATATAAGAAACCACATTATGGCAGTGGTTATGTATCTGGCTACTGGTGGGAACGTTCGCCTTGCCCCGACGACAGCACTTCCTTCTGTTTTGTGAATGAGAAGGGGGACGCGGCCTGGTACAATGCCAGTGACACTGATGGCGTCGTCCCTTGCTTATGCATCTAAAATCCTAGTAAATCCTATCTACCGTCGTAAGGCGGTTAAAAGGATTTGCGGTACTATATTCAATCAAAGGAGAGCTTTCGCATGACAAACGAACAGAAAACAGTTCTCAGGAAAATTATTTATGCAGTCGAAACCGGTGGACAGGTCTATGGACAGCAGGATTATTCGGACTTCACGGAAGCCTATACCAATTCTTCTGAAGAACACGCAATTACAATCGGGGCAGGAGCGTGGTACGGAACCGAAGCTAAAACGCTTCTGGAACGAATTTACGATGCCGACCCGGAACAGTGGGAGAAGATAGACAAGGTCAGACTTCTGGAACAAGTTCAGACCGCAAATTGGGAATGCTTTAACATTTCAAGAGTGTCGCAGCTTGCCGACACCATAGTTTCCCTTATTTCCTCCGATTTGGGTATTAAATGCCAAGATAGCCTTATGGATGAACAATTAGCCACCTATGCAGATGAATCCCTTAAACAGGGCGTTACGGACGCTAGAGTGCAAGCCATGTGTGTGAATTTTAGGCACCAAGGTGGGCAAGGGGCGGTAACGAGGATTTTGGCAAAGACTCAGAAGCCATATACATTGGACAGCCTATATGTAGCCTGCCAGACGGATACAGGGAACCAAGTCGGTGCATATAAGAGCAGACAGAGATTTGTTTATAACGCACTAAAAACATATTTTCCAGAAAGTGAGGAAACAAGCATGAACGCAATTGATAAATTAATCCAGATCGCAAAGAATGAAATCGGATATCTTGAAAAGGCAAGCAATAGTCAACTTGATAGCAAGACAGCAAATGCCGGAGAAAATAATTACACAAAATACTGGCGAGATATTAAACCGGACTATCAAGAGCAGCCATGGTGCGCTGCATTCGTTTCGTGGTGCATGATGAAAGCATTCGGATTAGACACAGCAAAGAAACTTTTGAAACACTGGCCATTTGTTTACTGCCCGACAATGGCGGATTTGTTTACCCTGAACAGCAATCCGAAAGTCGGAGATATTGTTATTTTTTATCGAAATGGTACATTTACACACACTGGAATCGTAACAAAGGTATCAGGAGATCGGTTCTGGACAGTTGAAGGAAACACTTCTGGCGGCTCTACAATTATCGCAAATGGTGGCGGTGTATGCCAGAAGAGTTACTACAACAGCAACCTTCCCGGGACAAAATTCTGCACTCCAAACTATAACTTAGTGAAGAATGCAACACCAGTTTCAGATACGGCCAAAAAGCAGAACACTAGGGCCTACATTGCGCAGATTAAAAAAGACACAAAATGTTATACAAAATCAAACAAAAACAGCCCATCAAAGCTGTTTCCAAAACTGAAAAAAGGTGCAGTTGTAGAGGTGATGAAGTACACAGAAACCGACAGTTCAGGGCTGAAATGGTACTTCATCCGCATCCCACATCCGACGGAAGGGTTTGTTTTTGAATTTGTTCCAAAAGGAACATTCACCAGAATCACAGAAATTTCTAAATGATTTTCCCGGGGAATTAACCCCCGGGAGTTTTATCTTTAAACATATTTAGTATCATTTCGGAACTTTTAGGCTATTATCGTTAGTCACACGTTAGTCACAAATAAAAATATTGTTTCCTAATATAATAGTGCCAAAAACACTGTATTTACAGGCATTTGCGCAATTTTCTAAATTCTATTTGTTAGTCACAAACAATAAAATTAGAATAATGAAAATGAAATGTGGGAAATCCTTGTAAAATCGCTGAAAACGTTGATTTTAATAGGGTTTCCGGCATTTCGATAATGGTATTTCGGTTGTTTTAGAAAGATTAAAATGGGTTCCGTTAGTCACAGTTAGTCACAAATGGAACTTTTATCTTTTCGATTTCTGCCCGGAGTTCTTCCAGTGTTCTGTGGCCGTACACAGCATTTGTAACATCTCCGCCAAAGGAGTGGCCGAGCATTCGTTTTCGGTCATTCTCCCGGACACCGTATTTTTCGCATAAAGCAGAAAAGGTGTGTCGGCAGTCGTGCGGCGTGTGTTTCGGATTGCCGACTATTCCCAAACGTTCCAGTGTAGGATAGAACAATGCTTTTCTGTGGTGTTGCTGAGTATATACGCATAGTTTACCATCTTGTGTCAGTACTTTCTGTTCGACAAAACGGTATATAGCAGAATGTATCGGAACAATTCTGTTTTTACCGGCTTTTGTTTTGATTCCACCTTGAAAGTACTTCTCTTCTAGGTTGGTTGTAAGTTTTAGCACTTCGCCGATTCGCCAACCAGAGTAACACATGATAAGAATGAGCTGTACTTCTGGATCGTCGGTATTATTCCACAGTACCTGCATCTCCTGATCAGAAAATGGCGTTCCATGTTCGGTGTCATTATCAGCATTGACATGGACATATAACGCCTTGTTTTCCGTTACGATTTCTGAGTAGACTGCATATTTGTACATCTGCTTGAACAGAGTCAAAATAGCCATCTGGCTTTGCTTTTTCAGCTTACAATCATCAATAACCTTTTGCATATCAGGAGCCTTTAAATCTTCGAATATGCGATTGTGCAGAACGGTGCAGTTTGTATAAGCTGTCCGATACGCTTCCTTTGAACTGCGTGACAGTTTTGTCCCTTCTGGGAACTTCCACGCATAAAACTGTTTATATACCTCTGAGAACGTCAATTTCTTGATTTCCGGGTGCTTATCCTCTACGCCCTTAATTATATTGTAGTCAGCAATCAAGCGACTTATAAGAGTATCTATGTCCGTTGTAGGGGATACCTCAAGAGTCCGCTCCATGCCGGGTTGATACGTGCCGGCTTTGTATGCTGTCAGGACAGTGAAGCCTTTTATCCAGTCGTCTACGTAGCAGATCGCCGGCGGACGTTTTAGTTTACCATTATCGCCCAGTGTAGCTGGTGGATGCACTGCGAAACAGTTTCTCCGGTTCTTGCCAAGATACCGGATAGAGCCGAAATTATTCGGCAATTTTGGATATTTCTTTCTTTTCTTCGCCATTTTTATTCCTCTTTTCTTTAAACGGTTGTTTGAGTATAAAAATAACAGCCGAACAAATTTTCTGTCTTGTTCGACTGCTCCGAAGATGATACAATATGTTTTGCCAGAATATAGCATCTCTCCGGAGATGTATAAACGCCGTCCCGGTACGCCAATGCCGGGGCGGTTTTTATTTTTTATTCTATTTCTTCAATGTCAAGAGAATATCCAAGAACTTCTCCAACGTCTGTGCATTTTCCTTTTAAAGTAACGATGTCTCCCTTTGACATGGATGCTATTTTGGATTTCTGGTCGTCGCTTTTGATGTAACACTGGACTCCAATAATCTCAAAATCTCCATCAGCCATAAGGTCAATATATTTTCCGGCTGCATCAATGTTACTGAGTTTTCCGGTGATCTCAAGATATTTGCCTTTGTATTTATCAGATGCGCCCATTGCATTACTGTCAAGATCAGACATCATATCATTGACTGATACGGATGTGTATTCAATTGGTGTAGGCGTATCAACTTCTTTTGCAGATTCCGTCTTTGCAGATGTGCCGGAAGAAGATGTGGTGTTTGAATCCGAATTTCCACCAACGGCACCGATAACGCCAACAACGACAACTGCTAAAACTACCCATTTGAGTTTTCCACCTTTTTTCTTACTCATAGAATTGCTCCTCCTAATAGCTTTATTCGCCACATTTCGCACTTTCCATGCGGATTATGTATTTTGTACCGCTGATTTTGCAATATTATGTAAAGTACGGTTATTCGTGGTATTTTTATTTTATCATTTTAAGAGCATATTGTAAAGATTTAGAACGAAATAGAGTGATTTAGATGAAAAAGAAATGTTTTAAGTGCTTTGTACTTCTCTTGCTGATCTATAAGGTATTTAGCCTTGTACATACCCCGCAAAAGATAATTTCCAATAATAATCAGAAAGATATGCAGATAGTCCATTCGCATATGACACATCAGGACCATTCTGTCCAGAAGTGCCCGCATACAGACGGTGGTGGCGGAAAAGTTTGCGATCTCACATTTTTTCTCTACGAAAGCATAATTTTCTTTGAGATTGCAAAGTTCATGTATGAAATAACGAAAGTTCATGTATATCATTGGCAGTTGCCAAGAATCGGAATAGGTGGTATAATAGCAAAAGTGAACTAATGTTCGGTTCTATTTCCCACAAGCCGGACATATACTGTAGTGTAAGTGGTAGTTGCGACAGGGAGGGTTATTTATGGATTATAAGAAAGAGATTATTGAGATGATAGAAAAAATGGAAAGCATAAGGTTTTTGGCAATGATTTATAGTTTTGCACATACTCTTTTTGAGAAAGAAAAGAAGCAGGGAAATTAATCCCTGCTTTTTCTATTTGGTAAATCTTTCAATGAACTTCCAGAATAATTCTTTATCTTCTGCTGATAATTGATAATATTTCATAATAGCTTCTCTGGCCTTAATATCATCTGCTGCTATGTTAGCACATACAGAAGAAAAATCTTTATCTGCCTTAAGTTCTTTGGGCAGCTCTCCTTTACGAATCCAATTTTCGTTAATCTCAAATGCGCGACAAATATCTTTTATAACACTGTCACTAGGATTAGCATTGTTATCGTTCAAAAGTTTCCATACATATTGTGGAGTTTTGGCGATTGCCTTTCCTATTTCTGTTTGGGATTTTTGACTTTCTAACAATACTTCTCGGATTCTAGCAAGAACATCTGTCATTTTCTCACCTCCAAATATGATAGTACACCTATAAGCAAAAAAAGTCAATAACAATTTAAACTGAGTTTAAAAACATGCTTGACAATTAAACTGAGTTGTAGTAAGATTAAACCAAGTTAAAACAAGGAGGTGAAAGCAACGAGCCAAATAAAAAAGTTTTTCCACTGGTACTTTTTCGAGCCAAGGAAAACGTTGCTGGAATGGTTCATGGCAAAATTCCCAAACTTTCCATTGCATGTATCAATAGTATCTTTACTGTTGATAATACTTCGCCCAGAAGTGGAATCTTGTATACGTCATATCCAGCAAATAGGGCAACAATTGATATTACTGTTGGGATTACAAATCTAATTCGTTCTTTGCGCTTGATTCGAAAGTACATTTTGCAATTTCGGTTCACGGTATAAACTCCGTGATTTCGGTCAAGCAGGCCTAAGCGGTTCAGATAGTCTAGTGTCTGGTATCTAAAGAAACGATTGGATTTGATAATCGGTAACAAGCGGAGAGTTATTCGCTCACTAAAGGATAACTCAATGTTGGAAAAGTCAATATTTTTCATTTTAATCTCCTCTCACAGGAGAGTATATCACAAGAAAGGAGTGAGTGCATGACTACATTAGAAAGAACTGATATTGAAGATGGAAAACGTATTGTTGATATCTTTACAACTTTATCAGAAGAAAACAAGAATATGGCAATCGTTTATCTTTCTGCATTGAGAGATAAGGAAATTGCTGATTCTTATAAGGCACAGAAAGAGAATTCTTAAGTTTCTTGAACTTAAAGCGCCAGAATAGAAAGGAGAATAAATGGACGCATTACAATTTAATAAAGCCGTCAGTCAACACTGCAAAGAATCTGGTGGAGACTGTTGCAAATGTGACCTTCGGCTTTACTGTTATCTATCGCCAAGTGAGCGACCAGATGAGTTAGTGAGTCTGATTATTGATTTTTTGCATAACCACATTGAAAACCATGATCATTATACCCATCACAGTGCGGCTTCATTTCCGTGTATTGATGATATGGACATGAGCACCGCAGTAGGTGGCGACCGCTATCAGAAACCTCATACTCTTCATAAACAGTCACGTGTTTGTGAATCTTGTGGCAATGATACAGTCGTGTAATTGTTTCAACCATATAATTCCCCTTTCGTTATACTCGGCATGTCGGTGCCTGTAAATGCATTATAGGTAGAGGGGAAAGGAAATACAATAGGTTGAATAAAAATCGTATTAAGAGATAAAAGCAAAGTAAGGAGGTAAAAAATATGAAACGCCATCCGATTATGGAATATGTGATTCCAGCAATTGTAGCAAGTGTGGCAACAGTTTTAATCCGTTTAGCGCTAGGGTGGTAAGAATCGAAACAATAATCGGAATAGCCACATCTTTCAATAGTAACTTTTTAAATTCATGTTTTCTTTCAGCAATATAAGATTTTCCCTGTTCGGAAATCGTAATAGAGAGAGTTTTTCCTTTTGCATATCTGACCTGACCGTCTTGATTGATTTTAGGAAAAGATTCTCTATTAACAGAAATCAATTTTTCTTCTTCAAGAAAATTTGAAATTTTGATTTCATTTTCCGATAGAGAAGAATATTCAATTTTTTCTTTGCTTGAAAGATATTTCAAGAAATTAAATTGTTCTTTATTGAGATACACAATATCACCTCCCGTCTACTGGGAGTATATCACAAGAAAGGAGTGAGTACATGTCTGAAAAAGAAAAAAGAATCGTTGAAAAGCTAAAAAACGCGATTCCTAAGATGTCAGAATTTGACAAGGGTTACATTCTCGGAAAGACGGAAAGTTTTTCTGAGAAAAAAGATGATTCTGACCAGAAAGAAAACGGGAAAGGAGTAGATTATGAATAAAATTTTCGTTCCACACGAACTTAAAACAATCGAGGTTGACACAGAAAAGAAAATCTTCCGCATCAACGGAGAGGATTTCGGACGTGAATGTACAGGTTTCATGATTTCCTGTACACCGGATGGTTTCCGTATTGATATGGAAGTGGACACGACCATACACTTTGCGACTTATTCTAATAAGGGAGCACAGAAAGAACAAGGAACGTATTAAGCGGAAACTCCTTTATGTGAGTCACGCAGAGCACTGTAAGTTCCCAGAAGATAAGAAGCATTATATTCTGGGGTATATGGACGGAGTTATTGATTGCAGTAATTCTGACCAGAAAGAAAGTAAGAAAGGAGTATGAAATGAGCGAAGTTGATACTTACATTAAAGAAAATGCAGAAGTCCATCAGTTCGCCGCAGAGGTTGCGAGAATTATATCAGGCATTCCACAGATGCCAGAGTTCTCGTCAGAGAATATGACTGTAGCCGATGCAAGCCAATTGATCGGACTTCCTATTACAGCAATCCGGGCAGGGATTGTGTACGGATGGTTGCCGATTGGCGTAGCTGTGCAGAATAACAAGCCAGCAAAAAGCCTTTCCGGTGGACGAATCACATACATCATAAGCCCTAGAAAAGTCTATGAAGTAACTGGCCATGTCTGGAAAGGCAAAGAGGCTCTCAATAAGTGAGTGCCCCGGAGGGAGATTGGGCCTCCGCCCCGGAGCTTTGCACCACTAAAACACCTTAGTGGATAGATACATTATAGTTCTCTATCTGCTAATTGTAAAGACAAATAAGAAAAAATAAGGAGAAATTAGCAAGATATGAGTGAAATTAGAAACGAAAGCCAGCTTACATGGGCTGACATCGAAGTAGCACTTGCGACTGAAATTGTCGAAGAAAGCAAGAAAAAGTCAAAAAGATGGTTCACTGCATGGATTGTGACAGTTGCCGCACTGGTGGCAAGCAACCTTGCGTGGATTGCAGGAGAAATGAAATAAAAATGAAAGAGTATATGCTAATTGCTGTTTGCATGCTTGCCGGGAAATATGTGGATATACCTATCTGGCTGAACATCTTTTTCGGTATCTCGGCAGCATGGGCAGTGCGCCAGATGAAAGCAGACTGGCAGTAGGAAATAAGGAGGATAAGAAAATGTTCGAGAAAGAGATTGATGAAATTTACGAACTCTGCAAAAGAGTTCATAATGAAGTTCCGACAGCAAGTGCCACATTCAACTATTCATTTTATGGCATGAGCGTATTTGGACTCAAAAGGCAGGAAGATATTTGCCTTCCCAAAGACAAATTTAAATGGGATTTGTACCAAAACGTATCTTTTAACCCATTTTACGAGAAAGAAAGTCGTGAAAGTCTCAGAATAATCAAAGCTTTCTTGTTGGAACTTCTGATAGATGGGAAGTGTCCAAATGAGTAAGCAGATAGCGATTATGAAGCTTCTTCCCAGTCTGGAGATAGCAGGATGTATTAATGAACTGCTCAGAGAGCTTCAATCCAGAGGGGATTATATTCTGGATTATGAGAACTGTGACATGTCTCTGGATCATGTGGAATACCACAAAGCTGAAGATATTGATGGAGAGAAGTCCGGGGACGCTTCGGATAACCTGTACTGCTTTTTCAAGGTGGTGTGAACATGGATGAGAGAATTAATGAGGTTCTGAGATTGATTGATATACAGCTTGCCACAGTCCCGGATAACCCCATTGAAGAATCGTACAAGGCAAGAACATTGGCGAGCTACGTACAGGCTCTGAACGGGCTTTTAACGGCTCAGAAATCGTATAAGGAGGAAACGAATGAGTGAATTTGAAATCCGTATTCCAGCGAGAAAGAAACCAACAATAGCAGAAAAAGACGCAGCGGTAAAAGTAACAGGAGAAGCATACAATGCGCTGACAGAAATTTACAATGAGAGTACTTTATCAATGCGTCAGATTGCAAGTCTTCTGATTATCGAAGGCAGCAAGCATATCGTGTATGACAAAGCGGAGGTGTGAGTTATGGCAAACTTAATTGGAATCATGGGTGAACCTGGAAGTGGTAAAAGTACATCCCTTCGCAATCTCAATCCAGAAGAAACTTATTACTGTGATTGCGATGGAAAAGGTCTGAATTGGAAAGGGTGGAGAGATCAGTATTCCACTGATAAGAACAATTATGTGAAGACCAGTTTTCCGCAGACTATCATTAAATATCTTTTAAACATTGCAGAAAAAGCGCCACATATCCATTATTTCGTTGTTGATACCGTAAATAACTTAATGGTATCAGACGAAATGAGAAGATGCAAAGAGAAAGGCTATGATAAGTGGATGGACCTCGCCTCGAGCATCTGGGACTTAGTGGACATCCCGTCAAAGCTCAGAGACGATTTGACAGTAATTCTGCTGTTCCACACGCAAACAGAAATGACTGACGCGGGTTATGAGTTTACCAGAATCAAAACCAATGGAAGAAAGACTGAGAAAAACAATATCGACAGTAAATTCAACTGGTTGCTCAGATCAATGAAACAAGAGAATACCTATTGTTTTTCAACCACTTCTCATAACGACACTGCAAGAACGCCACTGGGAGCATTTGAAGAGGAATATATTCCGAATGATATTACGAAGGTCATTGAAGTTATGAAGGAGTTTTGATGAAAGAACAAAACTGGTATGTATTTTTAATAGGCCGGTACGCCTATCGGATAAGATGCGAATCGCATTATATCCATCAATTATACCGTGATAAAGCAATTCGTGAGTACAGGAAATGTGCAAGTAAAGAAGAAGCCATTTCTATGTGCTATGACTATAATAAATATTTTAAAAGGAGATAAAAACATGGCGATTAAAAGATTTGGAGATTATGAAAAAACACAGGCTTATGGAGATTATGATGTACTTCCAAAAGGTGGTTACGTTGTAAAGATTCTTGGAGCCGAAGTTTGTAGTAATAGTGTAGGCCAGTATGTAAAAATCAGCTGCGATATCGTAGAAGGCGAATATGCAGGCTTCTACGCAAAAGAATATAAGGCTCAGCAGAATGAGGATAAGAAATGGCACTGCAATTATCTTCTGAATATCCCGAATGATGACGGATCAGAGAAAGATAACTGGACAAAGAGACGCTTTAAAACATTTACAGAAGCTCTTGAAGAATCTAATCCGGGATACCATTTTGACTGGGATGAGCAGAAATTCAAAGGCAAAATTGCCGGCGGTCTTTTTAATGAAAGAGAATATGAAAAGAATGACGGAAGCATTGGAAGAGCTACCAATCTAGCATCCTTCTGCAAAGTTGATAAAATCCGTTCTGGTGATTATAGACTTCCAAAGGATAGGCTTTTAAGCAGCAATAATTCTTCACACGCTAATTCAGATGGGTTTATGAATATTCCAGATGGAATCGATGAGGAGATGCCATTCAACTAATGGATATTTTTGATCAAAAAGAAGTCTTAAAGTCTTTCCAGATTCTTGTTGATTCCAGGGAACAAGCGACCGAACGAGCGGAGAAGCGGTATAATTCCTTTTCCGCTCCATATAGTCGAGCAACATTGGATTATGGTGATTACACCTACAATGCAGTATTGCCAGATGGTAGTTCACTTTTTGACACATGTGAAACCATTAAACCATTCTGCGTAGTGGAACGGAAAATGAATTTAGATGAATTGGCTGCATGTTTTACCAGAGGGCGCGAGAGATTCCAAAGAGAGTTTGAGCGAGCACTAGATCGGAAATGTAGGGTTTATCTTGTTTGTGAAAATTCGAGCTGGGAGAACCTTTTGAACGGTAAATATCGAAGCAAATTCAACTCCAATGCGTTTTTAGCTTCCAGCGTTGCATGGATGGTCCGATACAACATGAATGTGGTTTTTTGCAAGGAAGAAACATCTGGGAGACTGATAAAAGAAATTTTATACAGAGATTTAAAAGAAAGACTTGAAAGGGGTGAGTTTGATGGTTGCAAATTCGATTCAGCTCACAGGTGATAGCAATGAGTGAATATCCGAGTATGTATGATGCAGCTATCGAATATGCCAAAAAAGGATTTGCTGTCTTCCCGTTAAAATACCGTGATAAAGTTCCACTTACCAGAAATGGATGTAAAGATGCAACTACGGACGCGGCTCAGATAAAAGCTTGGTGGCAGAAATACCCAAATGCAAATATAGGTCTTGCGACTGGTTCAGTTAGCCAGAACGTTTTTGTAATTGATTTGGATATTGACGAAGATCGTGGAATAGATGGGTACCATTCACTTGAAGACTGGCAGCGCGAACATGGAGATTTTCCAGAAACATGGACGGCTATCACAGGGCGCGGTGGATATCATTTGTACTATCGTGGAAATGGCAAAATAAAGAACCGAGCCGGAATTATTGACGGTGTAGATATTCGTGGAAATGGCGGGTATGTAGTAGCTCCTCCATCAATACATAAGAATGGTAATCGGTACGAATGGGAATATTCACCGGATGAATTTGAAATCGCAAAGGCTGACAACAATGTAGAATACTTCTTGAATCACGACGATCAGAAACAGGGTACAGCTTTTACTATGCCGAATATTGTGGCAGCAGGACAAAGAAATCAGATGCTTTTTCGTTTTGCGTGCATGATGCAGGCAAAGGGGGCATCAGATCAATCAGTGTTCGCTGCTACCATGGCTGAGAACGAAAGTTCCTGCTCGCCTCCATTAACTGAACAGGAGGTCAAAGTCATTGTATCAAGCGCGACTAGATATGATAAAGGAAAGCCCATTCACATTGACTCAGAGGGGGTTGCAACGCAAGGATGGAGGGAGCCGGAGTTTGATTTTACAGAAAAAGGAACAATGATTCAGAGCATTAAGAATATGTGCGAAGCCATCGAGTACGACCCTGATTTATATGGACATATCAAATATAACGAGTTATCATACGCGCCCTTTGTTTGTGGAAGTCTCCCGTGGGAGCACGTAAACATGTATAGGGAATGGAGTAACAGCGATGACAGTAATTTGAAGTCATACATTGAATCAAAATACGGGCTAAAGAGTCTGGAGAAGATCATGGAAGCACTTAATATTGTGGCGAATAGAAACAGATTCAACCCTGTTGTTGATATGCTTACTGACATTCATAAGAATAAGTGGAATAAAAAGACAGGATATATCATCAAATTACTTCCAGAATATCTGGGAGTGGAAGACACAGAGTATTCCAGGGAGTGTATGAAACTGTTTATGTTAGGTGCGATCAGCAGGGCATTCCATCCGGGCTGTAAGTTTGACTACATGCCAGTATTATACGGCTCACAGGGAATTGGAAAATCTACATTTCTGAGACTCTTATCGCTCAATAACGCATGGTATAACGACAACTTTAATACAGTTGAGGGTGATAAGGCCCCGGAAAAGCTGCGTGGCATGTGGATGGTGGAACTGGCAGAACTACTGGCTACTAAAAAAGCAAAAGAAGTCGAGAGTATCAAAGCGTTTCTAACGTCCACAGTAGACACGTATAGGCCTCCATATGGGCGCAGAACAGAGCAGAGACCAAGAGTGTGTGTGTTTGCCGGAACAACCAACAACGACCGTTTCCTGACTGATAGAACAGGAAACAGACGCTTCCTTCCGATAGTCACAAGAAAGGAACATGTCATAAAATCCATGTTCGATGATCCACAAGCCGTAGCGTCAGACTTTACAAATGCTTGGGGAGAAGCTATGGAGCTTTTTGAAAAGGCCGATAGAACACCTAAATTAATTCTTCCGAAGAATTTACAGCAATATATAGAGGATAAACAGGAGGAATTCATGGAAGAGGATGTAAGAGTCGGAATTATTCAAGAATGGTTAGACCATACAGCGGAGCCACGCGTTTGTGTTGCAATGTTATATGAACAGGCGCTTGGTAACGAGGGCCGCAAGCCCACAAGGTTCGAGTCCAATGAAATTCACTCCATCATGCAGAACTGCATTGACGGATGGGAAAGGGAAAATGGTGGGAAACGGGTGAGATGTGGAAAGTATGGTCCGCAGATATGCTACCAAAAAGTCAGAAAATTAAGTGAATTTGAAAAAATGTGTGAGTGTGAGATACCATTTGAATGATTTTAGTTACGGCTAGTTACACTTAGTTACGCTCTGGAAACACCCTCAAACCCTTATAAATACTGGATTTTTTACTTAGTGTAACTAATGTAACTAATATTTTACTATAAAGTATATTTTAATAATTATATAAAAAGGTAATTATAGGAAAAATTAAATACTTATGTTACACGTTACACATTCAAGGGAGAAGAAATGGCAAGTGTAAAGAAAGAAGATATTCCAATGATGGCAATGTTTATGCCTAAATTATGGGAATCAATAAAAGAATTTTATCTGGTTGAACTTTCTGACGAATATTCAAAAGCAGCCTATGACCGTTGTATAGAATTGGCAGAAGTATATCCAGATCCATTAGCAAAAGAATTTGTTTTAGCATTTTGTAAATTTATTGATTCTAAACAAAGGGAGTTGAGAAAGAATGTACAACACGAAGAATAGATACGAACAGGGACAGACTCTCAGAAAAGAAATCTATATGTATATTGTCAGTTATATCAAACTGGTTGGATATGCACCGTCGATTACAGAGATTTCCGAAAGGGTGGATGCCGGGAGAGCTACGGTCTGGAGGCATATCAATAATCTGGTTGATGATGGTTTGCTCAAGACGAACCACCCCAGTACCGACAGAGCATATACTCCAGTTGGGTACGGAATAAGAAAGATAAGTAAGGAGACAAGATGAAACTTTATGACATTGTTACAGCAGATGGTACATTCGTCGACAGTATGAGCAGAATAGAGATTTTGGAACGGTTCGGAATTTCTAAGGGAGTCTTTCAAAGATATCTGGATAATGGCGATCTGTTAGAAGGGAAATATCAGATAAATAATTATGACTGTGACATAAAAGCAAGGAAATGTAAGGACAGGGAATTATTCTTACAGTTTGACATTCTGACTCAGAAGATAAGGAGAGCTGTTGGATGGGAAAACTAAAAAAAGAGTGGAGGTCTAACACAATGAATAAAATGCGTGAATATGAGCGAGGCAGGGAGGACGGCCTTGATCTTGCCAGACGAATTGTTCGGCAGGGCGGGATTGAAGCCCTCGAACAGGAATGCAAGTTCCGGGGTGCGACCGGGATACACACTTCTCTGGCAGTAAAAGACCTTGATAAAGCATCAGAAAAGATAAAAGAGGTTATAGCGGATTCATTTGTAATATTGTCAATCGCCGTTCTGCATGATGATTTCGGTTTTGGCGAGAAGCGCTGTCAGAGATTCAGAAATGGACTTGACCGGGCTGCTGATTACATCAATGACGGTCTGGCAGAATGGATTGATTACGTAAACGCTATTAAAGAAGAGCTAGGAATTGTATTAAAGAATCCCGGAGAGTAGAAAATGAAAGATTTAATCATAAATTACTTTACCGGCGGTGGATGAAAACCAGAAAGAAAGAAAGATAACAACAGGAGGAACGAAGAATGAAGTTTCTGGACTTTTTCGCCGGAATAGGCGGATTTAGAAAAGGGATGGAAGCAGCGGGGCATGAGTGCATCGGGTTTTGCGAATTTGATAAATGGGCGGTAGCAAGTTACACGTCCATGCACCTGATAACAGAAGAACAACGACAATATTTGTCAACACTGACACTGAAACAAAGACAAAAGGAGATATTAAAAGATGAATACAGAAACGGTGAGTGGTACGCAAATGACATTAGAAGAGTGTATGCCGAAGACATTCCAAAAGCAGACTGCTGGTGCTTCGGATTTCCTTGTCAAGACATCTCAGTCGCAGGAAAGCAAGCCGGATTTCAAGGAAACCGTTCAAGCCTGTTTTTCAGAGTTATGTACCTTATCGGACAACTCAAAGAAGAAGATAAACCCACTTACCTTTTCATTGAGAACGTTAAAAATCTGCTTAGTGTTAATGGAGGATGGGATTTCGCCAGATTGCTCATTGAAATGGAGCAGTGGGGGTATAATGCAGAATGGCAGGTGCTCAACTCCAAAGATTTCGGAGTGCCGCAAAACCGGGAAAGATGTTTTATTATCGGACATCTTAGAGGGAGAAGTACCTCAAAAATATTTCCTCTCGAAGGAACAGACGGAGAAAATAGTGTTTCGTTAAAACTGTTTGGTTGTCTTAACGGAAGAAATTCGCAGCGAGACAGAGTTTATAGCGATACTGGATTAGCTCCAACAATTAGCACAAAACCGGGAGGAAACACGGAGCCCAAAGTATCCATATTATTTGATACAAGTTATATTGGTCAAGATGGAAAAGCATGCATATATGAAAATATTTGTCCAACACTAACAAGCAGGGGTTGCATAGCAATTCGGAAGCTGACACCGAAAGAATGTTTTCGGCTGCAAGGTTGGCCTGATGATTATTTTGAAAAAGCACAGTTTGTAAATTCTGACAGCCAGTTATACAAGCAGGCAGGAAACGGCGTAACAGTGACAGTTATAGAAGCCATGGCAAGAAAAATGAACGTAGATCTAAATTGATATCGTGTCAGTTGCTTACATGGGGAAAGTGAGGATGAAAAATGGGAAAATTAAGCCCGATAAATAAAGATGATTTAAAAGTCGGAGATGTGATTGGAGTTGCAAGAGAAATACGGTGCGGATGGGGAGCAAGTTTTAGGCACTTCATGGTGTATCCGGCAAAGATTATTCGCATAACTCCTAAACGAACCAAAATCGAAACCGATAAATTCGGAGAACATGACAAATACGAAACGTTTTATAAATACGATTCCGAAGCTATAAAAGAAAGCGAAATGGCAAAGAAATTTAATGAAATCAGAGATGGTGTATATGCCATTGAAGATTTTAAGTCAAGACGTGGACTGAGAGTAATTAAAGACGAAGATTTAGACACACTTTCAGAACATATTAATGCAGTTGCAGAAATTCTGAAAGGTTATGGAAAGCGAGGACGTAATGAATAAATTAAAACCTTGTCCGTTTTGCGGAAAAGAGATAGATACGGACAAAGATATGCATATCCCAGAAAGAGATTGGAAGCCATCTTTTTACGACCCTGACAGTGGAGGCTATCCGATAAGCATTCACTGTGAATGCGGGTTAGGTTTTTGCCCGGGCACATAGGATTATAAAGAATTCGTTAAAGCATGGAATAAAAGAGTAAACAAGGAGGACACAAAATGTTAATCAGAAGTCAGAATAAAGAGATATTAGTTAATTTTAATGTATCAGCTGGTATCGAAATTGCAGGAGGGACTGCAAAAACAGTTATAACATCATATATCACTGGATGCAGTTATTTACTCGGAGAATATTCCACAAAGAAAAAAGCTATCAAGGTACTGGACATGATTCAGGAAGCCTATGTAAATGGACATATTGATTATCAGATGCCAGCGGACAGTGAGGTGGTTGTATGATTACATTCATATTAGGATTTACCCTCGGAACCATATTCGGAGTGACTGGTCTTGCATGTGTAGCGATAATGTACAATAAGCACCATACAGATGAATGAAGCAGTTGATATCGTAAAAAGTGGAGGAATTAAATGAGTAGACTAATAGATGCAGACGAATTAATTAAATACATCAAAATTTGGGAAATCGGAACAAGTATTAGTTCTGACCAGAAGGAATTTATTGATTGTGTTAACAGGCAGTTTACAGTCTTTGATGTGGATGAAGTTGTTCAACAGTTGGAAATGTTAATCAAAGATAAAGTTTCAGAATCGGGTGACGATTGGTATACAGCTCAATGTCTGAATGAAGCAGTTGAAATTGTGAAAGGTGGTGGAGTTGAATGAGAGAAATTCTTTTCAAGGCAAAGCGGAAAGATAATGGCGAATGGGTTGAGGGATGCTATGCGGAAAGCAAGGGCAAGACATTCATTGGAATTGATATATCCATCAGCATTGATGAGTTTGAGGTTTTTTGTACTCCTGTAATTAGGTGGTTTGAAGTTGATCCAAAAACCCTCTGCCAATTTACAGGACTTTGCGACAAGAGCGGAAACAAGATATGGGAAAATGATACTCTGATGGCACACTTGGACGAATCCTACCCAGAGGATGCGACATATGAAACTGTTGAATGGGGCGTTGCAGGATGGGTAGGACACGAAGCTGGTAGCACAGATAGAGAATATCTTGGCGAGTTTGATATTAAACATTTTGAAGTGGTTGGAAACATTTTCGACAATAAAGAATTATTACAGGAGGGATACAAATGAGCAGTGCAAGTGTAAGATTCGGAACAAAAGCGTATGTATGCGCAAGATATTTTCTTAGACCGGGTAAATGTTTCAAATACATCGACCAGCGTGGCGAGGATGCCACAGAACGCGTCTATGAGGTCATAGCATTATATTCGTACTGCGTCCTGTTAAGAGATGCCAGAAACGGGGTCAGGACTTGTCCGGGGTATAATACTTTGAGCCTGATGCTGAGAGGAAGTGAAACATATGAGTAAATCAGCGTTAGTGATAGATACACCAGAGAATTGCTATGATTGCCCGTTCGGAATTTCATACTGCGGTGAACTTGAATATGAGGGTTTGTGTGAATTAGCTGACTGTTTGGATTATGATATAGTTCTGATGACAGAAGAACATTATGATTGCGAAAGCAAATCAAGACCCGATTGGTGTCCATTGAAGCCACTGCCAGAGAAAAAGAGTATATCGTTCCGATCGACAATATAGAATCACAAAAAGATATTATTGCGATTGGCTGGAATGCCTGCTTAAGAGAAATTACAGAAACAAGCGATGAAAACGAGCGATAAAAAGTAAGCGATAAGAGGTGAAGTAGATGGAGAGATTAACCGAAAGAGAAAGAAATGTTGATGGTACAGGAGTCGCAAGGGAAGAAATTACGGATGGATTATTAAAACCGTTTGCAGATAAAATTCTTACCAAACTTGCTGATTATGAAGACTTAGAAGAGCAGGGCTTGCTTGTGAGATTACCGTGTAAGCTTGGAACAGAAGTTTTTTGCTATTTCCCAGGAGACAGTCATTATACAAAATGTCAAATTAAAAAAATAGAAATCTGTCAAAGCATGTTTGGAAATATATGTTACTTTGCAGAGTCAGTTGCACAAAGGGGACGTTGTTGCAGATATTATGACAATGAATTTGGAAAATTTTTATTCCTCACCCGTGAAGCAGCTGAGAAAAAGTTGGAGGAGATGAAGAAATGAATAACAAACCTACACCAGACATAACGCCAAACCTTGCTATATCAGCATACCACGTATTACAGCAATATTGCACTGGACAGCCAGCGGATTGCAAAGGCTGCGGATTCTACGAACGCTGTCCAGAATGTTTTCAAGGCATACCATGTGACTGGAGCTTAAATGAAGAGGAGGATTAATATGAAACCAGAAGAAGCAAAAGATATATTATCCGATATGAGAGACCAACATTTATGTTTCTTGGGAGATTCAGAAATCAAAGAAAAATGGCAAAAGGAATATTTAAAAGAATCATGGGCATGTGATTTTGGGGCAAAGGCATTAGAAAAACAGATTCCAATGAAACCAAATAATATAAAATCTATTTTTGATTTTTCCGGCAGATACTATACGACAAAGGGAAATTGCCCAGTTTGTAACAGAGAGGGACTTTATAAATCAGATTTTTATTGTAACAAGTGTGGACAGAAATTAGATTGGGGTGAAGAAGGTGAAATAAATGAAGTTAAGGAAGGCAACGCTGATTGACTACGGAGTACCGATAGATGATATACCGACATTACAAAGTCACTTGCGGAATCTTAGCGAGAGTGACAAATACAATCTGTTGCAGGTATCTATCAAATATGCACCCGGCATCGAATCACAAATCTATGACAGTATCGTGAACAGTATCGGCTATCGGACAATGGAGAAGATCAGAACGGTTCCTGCAACGGAGAATGACTTCTACGGCTACAAACGCAAGGTCATGGCGGAATATTATCATCTGGCCAAGCTGATTGGCAGACTTTAAAAAAACTTAAAAATTTATAAAAGTGGTAGAGAGCTACGTACGCCCTAGTATGGTATTATAGTATATATAACTATAACTGTGCTAGGGCGTTTTATGTCTGGAGGTGAGAAGGTTAATATGGCGGGAAAGTATGAATATTGGCTTTCTCAAGAAGGTCAAGTGCTTTTACAAGGTTGGGCTAGAGATGGTTTAACTGACGAGCAGATCGCAAAAAATATGTGCATTTCCACATCGACATTATATGAATGGAAAAAGAAATATTCGGAGATTTCGGAGTCCCTAAAAGAAGGGAAAGAAATAGCTGATTACTTAGTAGAAAATGCACTTTTCAAAAATGCTCTTGAGGGAAATACCACGGCTCAAATATTCTGGTTAAAAAACAGAAAACGTGATAAATGGAGAGATAACCCGGAACCGGAAATGAAAGAAGAAAAAGAGGAGGGTATAGTAATTGAACTTACCAGAAACGGAGAGAAAATATAGAGTATATAAACATACTGTGCCTGATGGCAGAGTATATATAGGAATGACTTGCAAAACAGTAAAAGCAAGGTGGGACAGCGGGTATTACGGAAACGATGATTTCTTCAAAATTATAAAAAAATATGGTTGGGAAGGGATTAAACATGAAATTATATCCGATAATCTCACCAAAGAAGAAGCCGAATTAATTGAACGAAAAAGCATTGCAGAACATCGAAGCAATGAAGAAAAGTACGGATTTAATTTTGACAGTGGTGGAAATTTCGGAAAGAAGCGCTGCACTCGTACAAAGAAGAAAATGAGTAAGACAGCAACACAGCTTCATTTTGGTGATAGGTTGCACACAAAAGAAGTTGTAGCCAAAAGAGCGATAACTCAAACCGGAAGAAAACTTTCAGACGAGACTAAAAGAAGAATTGGCGATTCCCATAGAGGTAGCAAAAGCGTTTCAGCTAAAAGGGTTAACCAGATAGACAGGTACAGTGGCAAAATAATAAAAACATGGGACTGCACTATGGACGTGGAGCGAACATTAGGCTATAAGAATAGTGCTATTTCTCGATGCTGTTCTGGCGGGCGTCCCACAGCCTATGGATATGTTTGGAGATATGAAGCAGTATGAAAATATCCGCAGATGATTTATTTCCGTATAATTTTGACAATGTGCTAAGAGATATTTTAGAACACAAACACACTTATTATGTATTCAAAGGTGGACGTGGAAGCTGCAAGTCTTCTTTCGTGAGCATTGTCATTATATTGCTAATGACAAGAAAAGAGAATAGAGACAAACATTGTATCATATTCAGAAAAACAGCGAATACATTAAGAGATAGCGTTTTTTCACAGATGCAATTTGCTATATCAGCACTACACCTTGATGGCGATTTTAAATGTACTGTCAGCCCAATGAAAATAACATACATACCAACTGGGCAGACTATAATGTTTCGTGGCGTTGATGACAGAATGAAATTAAAGTCGTTAAAAGCTCCATTCGGATACTTTGCTTTTGCATGGCTGGAAGAATGTGATACTTTTACCGGAATGGAAGAAGTACGAAGCATCTTGCAGTCATCGATGCGAGGTGGAAAAGACTACTGGACTTTTATGTCATTCAATCCACCGAAAACGAGACATAATTTCATGAATGAAGAAGTATTAATCCAGAGAGACGACAGATATGTTCATTCTTCTGACTACAGAACGGTTCCAAAGGAATGGCTTGGACAACAGTTTTTTGACGATGCCGAACATCTCAAACAGATCCGTCCAGAAGCCTATGAGCATGAATACCTGGGTGTTCCGAATGGTGACGGTGGAAACGTATTTGAGTACCTCGAAATCAGAGATATTACAGACGAAGAGATCGGTCACATGGATCGCATTTTCGCTGGCGTAGATTATGGATGGTACCCGGATGCCTTCTGCTATCTCCGAACTTATTACGATTCTGCTAGAGAGAAGATATATCTAATTGACGAGCTATATGTAAATAAATGGAGCAACTCCAAGACCGCTGATTGGATCAAGAAAAAAGGCTATGACGATTATACGATGATATGCGATTCTGCGGAGCCTAAATCTGTGAATGACTTCCGGGATGCCGGACTTCCTGCCAGAGGAGCAATCAAAGGTCCGGGAAGTATCGAGTATGGTTTTAAATTCTTGCAAACAAAGACACTTGTCATTGACCCGAAGCGAACGCCGAACGCATACAAAGAAATTACGGAGTATGAGTATGATCGGGATAAGGAAGGAAATGTGATAAGCGGTTATCCTGATGGAAACGATCATGCAATCTCGGCACTTAGATATGCTTATGAGCCGTTATTTAACAGGAGAGGTTACAGTGCATAATGAATAGCAAAGAAAACATATTTAAATGTTTGGAAATTCTGGATAAATTCCAGTTCTTCCAAGGACAAAGAGCTGGAAGAGAATTGCGGAATGGCAAACCAGCAAAGATACAGAATGAAGATATAAAGAGCTTCAATAAAGACATAGAGTTTATCAGAAATGTGCTGAAATCAACTAATTCAGGTGATTAAATGGGACTTATAACAACACTAAAAAGGTGGTTTAACATGATTTTCAAAAAACAAGCTGAAGAGGATTTCAATATCCAAGCGGCAGAATTCCCGGAGATGGAATCACTGATTAATAAATGTGCGAACATATACCGAGGCGTTCCATATTGGCTAGATGATAAGAATAATATCCAGACGATCAATTTCGCGAAATCTGTCTGTTCAGAGACAGCCCGGCTCGCAACATTGGCGATCGGCATTCAGATTGACGGTTCTGCAAGGGCTACATGGCTTCAGGAACAGATTGACAAGGTATATTTCCAGATTCGTCACTGGGTAGAATATGGCTGCGCCTATGGAACAGTATTTATCAAGCCAAACGGTGAGAGCCTTGATGTATTTACTCCGACAGATGTGATGATTGTAGATTATGACAATCAGGAGATTAAAGGGATTATTTTTAAGGATTCTTATACCGTTGGGCGGAAATGCTATACAAGGCTTGAATATCATAGGTTTGTTGAGACTACAATAGACGGCGTGACAACTTATCCGTACTATGTTTCTAATAGAGCCTATGTATCAAAATCCCCTCAGAGTATTGGAGACAAGATTGACCTTAAACAGACCAAGTGGGCTAACCTCATGGCAGATACACCACCGATTCTCAAGGCGAACGGTGAGAAACTGGACGGACCTCTGTACGGAGTACTACGGACAGCGCAGGCGAACAATGTAGATATCAGCACACCACTTGGACTTCCGATATTTGCCGAAGCTATCGAAGAGCTGAAAGACCTTGACATTGCATACAGCCGCAATGCCGGAGAGATTTTTGACTCGCAGAAGATTGTTCTGGCAGATGATAGACTGCTGATGCCAAGTGGCACACCTGTAGCAGCCATGTCACCACAGGGCATGGAGAACAGACGCAATGAGATGAACTTACCGCACTTTGTCAAGAATGTATTCGGACAGGATGAAAAAGAGTTCTATCAAGAAATCAATCCGCAGCTCAACACAGATACCCGTATAAGCGGTATAAATGCTCTTTTAAGCCAGTTGGGATATAAGATTGGATTCTCCAACGGATATTTTGTTTTCAACGAATCTAGTGGCATTCAGACAGCTACAGGAGTAGAAGCGGAACAGCAGAGGACAGTGCAGTTTATCAAAGATGTTCGAGACAAACTGGAATCCTGTCTGGATGAAGTAATCTACGCACTGAACGTTTACGCTGACCTGTACGGGCTTGCACCCGTCGGAGCCTATGAAGTCAATTATGATTTTGGAGACATTCTCTATGTCAGAGAAAACGATCGTGCTAGATGGTGGCAGTATGTGACTACTGGCAAAGTTCCGGCATGGTTGTATTTTGTAAAATTCGAAGGAATGACGGAAAGCGATGCGAAAGCAATGGTCAAAGAAGCTCAGCCGGACGAGCCGAAATTATTTGGAGAGGAGTAAAAAGATGGCAGATAAACCAGTAACAAGGGAAGAAAATATCTTGCATATCTGACAGGTGATTACACGGGCGAAATTCCGAAGCCGATCACGAGAAAAGAGAAGTATTTATATGAATTATGCTTAAAAGGAATTGGTGGGGAGATTTCGCCGGAAGAAATCAAGAATGCAGCAAATGAGTACCTTGAAAAGAATCCGGTCAAGCCCGGAGCTACGACAGAACAGGCGCAGCAGATCGAGCGGAACAAGACGGATATTGGTTCACTGAAAGAGGAAACTGGTTCGCTAAAGGAAGATGTATCCAACAAAATTACAAAGTTCTATGCATCGAATCAGGGTGAAACTCACATCACTGATTCCGATAATGGAAAGATTCAAGATATGATGATATATGGAAAATCATCACAGGATGGAACACCAACGCC